CTGACCCCAGTCCAGTAACTCTTTAGGAGTTGGGGTACCGCCAACATTAACTCGATTTATAGCATATACCGCCCACTCAGCAGCGGCATAGCCGCAGGCACCAACGGCAATCAGGTCTTCGTGTCTGGTGGGGATTGTGGAGGTCCCGCTATCAAGAGTATGGAGCTTACCGTAATATATATAAGCATTGGAACCATCAGGAACCTCATCACCAATGAGAGTAACGGTATCTGCCCATAGGGCAAAGCGCTGGTACCTCTTTGGGAACTGGCCAACCGGGTACTCCACGGCCCCTACCATTACACAGTCGTTTATAGTGGAAATATCAATCTCTCTTGAGCCGGAGGTGGTCGCTTTCGTTGCCTTCTGCTCATAGGGGATAGTCTCGGAGAAGTCTTTAACCGCGTGAGCAATGTGCCTGTCCAGCTCGTCATTCGTCCAGCGGTAATTCTGGGCATCTTCGTCATGCAGGTCACGCCTGACTATGGTTCTCATCTCGGTTAGGTTCATCTGCTTCACTCCCTTCTCTATTCTGGTTACAGGTTTCTAATCTCTACTCTCTCCAGCCTCTCACAGGGTAAACTCTCATCGTGCCGGCATATTTCCAAGTCACAGAAGGAAATCTCCTCGTCGTCCTCACCCTCGTTGATGCTGACAGCCTTACTGGACAGTCCTCTAGCATAATCCATAAGAGACAGGGCATCAGTCTCACTATCAAAGCTCAGGTCCAGTCTCACTCTGTACTTCATATCTACCACACTCCAAATAGATGTTTTTCCTGGTTAAAGTTATTCTGAACATCTAGGGCAGTCCACGCTCGGTTATAGATTGCTATGAGCGCTACATCACCAGCCAAAGGCCAATTGGGTGAGCTCGGTCCACCTGTCTGAGAAGCGAGTCTCAATGTTCTATTAGTATTCCCCGTGGGATCCGTTAATGACACGGGTGTTCCTGTATCATCCCTACCGTTGAGGTACAACGTGGCTGACGAACCAGAGCGGCTAACGACTACATGATGCCAGGTATCATTTGATAGCACTGTTGAACCTAATTGTATCTGCTGTTCGTTGCTTTGAAATGTCCTGAAATCAAGCTTATTTTGGTGCTGTGTCGCAAGCATCCACCCGTCAACTTTATACTGACCTCTAGTTATTAATCCAGCGTCCCCGGAGATATCTCTGCAGACCCATAATTTAACCGTAAAGTCTTCAGAGGTGAAATTGAGTACTGTGGCCACCCCGCAGTCCACGAAGTCGTCCTGCCCATCAAAGCTCAGACACCATACACCACTGGGTAACTGAATCCAGGTAGCGCCAGTTATCGTGCCGTGATTTCCACAAGGGCTTCTATCGTAGATCTTGCTGTCACCACCGGGGAGCCCGGGTAAATAGAGCACAAAGCTCAACTGCGGTGGACTAAATATCAAGCCCTCTCTATTAACTAGGGTTTTCATTATTCACCTCACGAGACAGCATATTTTACCCGGACACAGCTTGAGTTCTTTACCTTGGCCCGCCCTTCGTTGGCCTCATTGCACTGTATTATTAACCTTACCTCAAAAGGCAGAGAATCAAAATTGGCTACCGTTTTGAAGCGTCCGCTCCTCGTCTCCTCAACATAGGTGGTTCCGATGTCAGCCTTGGTGACCTCGTTATGAAGGTCCACCCATGTGCCACCCTTGTTTCTCGCTTGCCATTTATATTTCAGGTCAGCCGTAGATGAAGATACCGCCCGGAAAGCAGCTGTCAGGCCAAATTCGACCTCAATCAGCTCGCCGAGTGCCGGTGGCTTAATGGTAGCGCTTTCAACTTCAACATCAACGTCCGCCGTAGTAGTATCCTTCTCGGCAGACCATTGAATGCCGTCCGAAGTCAAATCGCCCTTAGCGAACGGATACTCAGTGTGCTCCACTACTGTAAGTGCCATAATTTACCTCCTTTTTTAGAAAGGGGACCGGGGCTCTTATTCCCCAGCCCCTTTCTCTTCAAATATCTCAAAGAATTATCACGCTGTGCTGTCAGTCCGGCTATTGAAGTTCAACCACCAGAACCTGTCTAGTCTTGGACACCAATGAGAGCAGCTGCCTTGATAGATGCAAAAAGAGCCAGCGAGACATACCACTTAATCCTGGTTCGGGAAGCATCCTTGGTCTCCAGAGAGCCGATAGGCTCTACAGTGATGTGGCCGGGCGCAGTTAGACCGCAAAGAGCCCCTTCTCCCATCTGCAAGGCATAGATGGTGGAGCAAGTACCACCAGTAGTAGCGGTCTCGACACCACCGCCCACTGTATGGGTGTCCAGTATCCAGTCATTGACACCGATGGCGATACCATCCCAGAACTGGACAAAGTTACCCCAGCTGTCTCTGTCCGTCTCCATCATACTGCCTGCGGCTCTTACCAGGGCGTTAATCTTACGCCTCGAGCGTCGGCTCATAAGCAGTATGTCCGGTTTACCCCCCTTTATTGCATCTATAACCTGGTCAAGCATGGACAGGGTCAGGGTAGCCCCACTATCTCCAGCGGCAATCAACTGTTCGCTGGCAGTGCCGGTATCAATGAGCTTTATTATGCCATCGAACTGCTTGGGATTAGTCGTGGCATCTCCATAGACAAAGGTCTCCTCAAATTTTTCCCTGAGGGCCTTAGCCTTGAGCTCAACCACCGCTGCTTCGAGGTCCTGAATATTGGAACGGGTCGTCTTCAAGTAGTTATCAACGTCAGCATCCCCGCCCATTATCTTCAACTGTGCTGTCTTCTGCTCAAAGGTTGGCGTCGACTCCGCCCAGGTATCACCAACATCATAGAAATCGATACTGGGTAGGGTTTTCTCTTGATTATAGGTCAAACCATCACCAACGATTTCAATTAAGGGTAGCTTCTGAAGGACCGGTGAATCTTTGACAATAGTCTCCACAACCCCTTGAAGCAAAATATCGTTGGATAGTTTAGATGCTTCTGCCAATGTTAATGCCATTATCTTCTACCTCCTATTGCGTATTGAATCTTCTCCGACGGCGATAGAGCCGACAGATCAGGTGATCTCCTTTCCGGAGCTCCGGCTGGAACTCTGGCCAGCGAAATCTCCGTTTCCAGACCCTGCCTCACCCGGCTGATCAGACTCTTCGCCTTCTCCAGGGATTCATTGATAGCTTCAATGTTATCCCCAATGATTAGTTCTTCCATTACTTCCGGATTTGTCTGAATTACCATAGTTTTGTAATGAGCTACGGCTTCAGCCAAAGAACTGTTAAGAGTTAATATCTTTCCCTCTAGCTCGGCCTTCAACTGTTCAAGAGTTGCGATATCACCATCTTTATCAGCTAGAGCAACTTCAAGTTCGGTAATACGAGCGTTAGCCAGAGAAATTTCCTCATCCTTTTGAGCAACCAAACCCTCAACTTCGCTAACCCTCTCTGGTGACATCATCTCATCACCCAACTCTTCCACCTCAGAAGAATTCTCATCGCCGGACGGTGACTCTGGCGGCTTTTCTCTCCGGTTTACTTCGTCTGTCAACATTCATCCTCCTGACGGTTATTCATCACCGACCTCTGCGCGGGGCTCTGCGACTCTCTCCCTCGCTCCACCCCTTACAGGTCTAACATTAAGCTCTCTATTCATCTTGAGGATAGCCTCCCTTTCCTCAAGCCATTTCCCAAACTCCATCTCCGGGTCCTCCACGCCAACCTCGTCCATAGCTCGACGCCTCGAATGAATACCGCTCTGTACCAGTGTCTGCTCATTGGAAACCAGCTTGGCCAAATCTCGGGGTAGCACCGGATTCCAGACCACCCTTAAATGGTAATCGCCAAAGCTCTCACCCTGGTACATCTCCAGCAGCTTAAGAATGAGCCTATTCCTTCGGTTATAGGCAGCGGTTCTGATAAGCCTTTTTCGTCTCACCTTCTGCAAAAGCGGCTGAAGTTCAATCTCAAGGGCTACTCCAGACAAGTCCCTTTCAGTACCACCAAAAGCGGCTCGGGGTGATTCTGATACATCATGCAGGATTCTGTAGAGCAGATTTATATAATCTATGTGCAGCCTGACTCCGCCACCCTGTAGAAGGTCAAGTAAATAAGCCCTGGCATCTTCCGGGACATTCCATACCGCTCCCGGCTTAACGGCAATGTCTTCAGATTCCTCN